AAATCAAATGGGTTAACCGCTTCTTCGTCATCAAATTCTGGTTGCATAGAATCCATGATCTTATCAAAGATTTTCTTGCCGAACTTGTATTGCATAATTTTGCCTTCGTTGGCAGGATTAGCAGCATCAGCAACTACGAAGATGTTTGCAACATAATGCAACCTACGTTTTTGCTTACGAGCAAGTTCTTTGTCGTCGTCAGCACCAGTTGCCCACAATCTAGAGTTGTGTTCGGAGACAGGGTCGTCTTCACCTAGTGTTGTACGAGAGTTTTCGATATACCATTGACCTGTAGGTCCTTGAAATCCGTGGTCCCAAAAACGCACCCATGGCAATTCTTCGCCTTCGGCAGCAGGGAGGAAACGAATAACCGCGTAACCATTGCCCGACTTATCTCGAGTTGGTTTCCAAATGTTATCATCTCCATAAGACTTCTTTCCACCACCAACATTTTCAGCGGCGGCGGTCATGGCTTTAAGTGCATCAGCACGAGACTTTTTCATATTACTAAACGACATTTAATTTACCTTTATTTTATTATTGCAGTGTATTACAGTGTATTATTCAATGTATCATTATATAGTGTATTATATATACAAATTGAGTAACAGTACTATTATAACATAAACAGCACCGTTTGTCAACATATAGTTAAGTCAAAAAATTTGAATAATATCTTTTTTTATCTTTTCAGATAATGTTTTGCTCATAATGAATGGAGTATAGTTCTTTATCTTTGCAGACAATTCTGGCCAGAGTATAGTATCAACCACTTTTTTGTTTGCGTGATCGACAAAGCCAGTCAGACTGTTTAAAACAACTACCGTCTCTAACAGCACTTCTTTCGACAAATATTCATGTATAATAGAAGGATAAGTTTTACCTTCCATACTTAAAACCGTGTCGAAGTTGGTGTATTTAGATTCCATCTTATATAAGTCTTGCTTGATATTATAACTCAATGACTCATTAACTTTTAACCAATTTTGATATTCCTCCTCGTTATTTAACATATCACCAACCCACTTGCAATCATTTACAAAGTGGGCCACATAGTATTTGATTAACTCTTCCTTATCATCAAAGCGCTTCGCAACCTTTGCAAAGAAATATTTGTCTTTTCTTTTCCAAAAAGACTGTTGTGTTGCACTAGTTTTAAATCGATACTTGATAGCATCGTATTTAGATGTAAAATGCAACTTCAGCGCGTTATGATAAGAATAAGCATCAAATGATTCCATTAGACAGGTAATGTGTTACCGCCCTTGATGTAATTTAAACGCACCGCCTCACCTTCAAGTTTATCTTTAACAATATCAGATAAGAACTTGTTAGCATCCTCGGGATACAGTTCATGCTTTTCACATAACATTAGGATAGCATCCATATATCCCATTTTGTTTTTTGTGACCTCGTGTTCGACCATAGAAGAAAATTTCTTCTTGGTGATCATTTTTTCCTCTACGGCGGCTATCATTCAGGTAACATCGTAGAAAATTCAGTTACATTGTCAACCCTAAAGGATCTCCAATCTTCCGCTACAACGTCATAGACTGCAAGAACTTTATCGGTGCGCGCCGCCTTTTCCTTTTGTGGAGCTATATTGGGAGTTGGCGCAGGTGGAATTGAATCCGAGTTTAAGGTACATTCCATAACCCGAAGATCCCCATTAACTTTGGTGAATGTTACTTTGCAGTTTGAACTTCTCAGTTCAGACACCATTTCTTCTCTTGTCATTATCATTATATTGCCTATTTGTTTGTAGTGTAACTATTATAACACAGATAGCATCAATTGTCAATCTTTATTTGAAATGTCTATTCAGATACGGCACTTTGCCATCTATTGTTATTATTTTTGTCACTTCGTTTGTGTGATTGTTGGGATGTTCTCTCAATGCAGGTATTCGGTCTTTGGATAATCGAATCTTTACATTACCCATTATGTTTAACTCCTGTATTGAATTCTTGAGGGCCTTCGGTGGTGAATTCCATACCAGCAATATTGCCGACATAAGTTTTACCATTCCACCGCATATGAATTTTGTTATGTGCAATGAATGCATTTAATGATTCACCCACCTTTACATTATCCACCTCTGCCTCAACCGCTTTATCATTGCGAGTGTTTATGATTATTGCTGTCTTTGCAAAATATGTGCTCATAGAGAATTCATCGCTGTGTAACATAATGCAGTTGCAAATGCACCTAACCAATGATAAATGTTAAGTTTATACCCACGGTCGTGAATAATCGATCTGATCAAAGTGGCGATAATTACAGGCACCAGTGAAAAGAAAACCAACAGAACAACAATGTTGATAATATACGGAAGCAAAATTTCTAATAAACTCATAATTTAATCTCTTTAGTGGATATATCTTTTATTCGTCGAATTCTAAGATTGATATAATGATTATATTCAAGACCGATCATGTCTCCAATCTCAAGATGCGTCATAAATTTTCTAACACCTTCAGATGTTGTCATAACAAAATCGTCGGGATACATATCAAAGAACTCTTGGAGAGTTAGTATTTCATAATCTCCTTGATAATCAATGTCATATTTACGGACCTTGAATAACATATTATACGACTACGATAGCGTTTTTCTTTTCGCGATATTCAACACCGCGAGCACGAATACATTTAAAACCATCGGCACCGCCAAATTCGATTTCTTCATTCGGATCAAGATCTAGATCATTCATCATCTCGTTTGTTACAAGAGAGTAACGACCCTTAAGCAAGGTATGAACCTTTGCAAATTTATATTCAACAGTGATTTCTTTAGAGTGTGATATCAATGAACCTAGTCCACCTGACTTCAGGTTGTCCATACAGAATTCAGAGTAACGGCCGCCGTTTGAGTCAGTAGTTTGGAAAGCAGGATTGTACATATTTTTAGTCTCTTCAATTAATTTATACATATATTATACCATGGTTGGGGTATAATGTCAACAACTAATTTCAGTTTAGTTATAATTAGTTGTTATATCGTTAGAATTAGTTGTTATACGATTGCATAATCAGCAGGAGAATTGTCTACTAATTGTCTCGCGGCTTCTTTCATGATACAAACCAAACCAGACAATGTCGGGCCGTCACCAGCTAATCTTAACAAGGCTACAGTAGAAGAAGAAGGATAGGCTATCGCATCCCAATGTTTGACCGATGTTATATCATTAAAATATTGGTCATCACTTTTAAGCAACAATTCGATGGAAAATCGTTGCAGCACACGATTTCGAGTTTCCTCTGTGACAAATTGAGCATAATATTCGCGGTGATTGCATTTTCTGTTTAGATAATCATTTCTTGATAACATAATTTAGTCTCTTCAATTAATTTATAGATGTATTATATCATAGACTTATTATAATGTCAACAACTTTGTTATAATTAGTTGTTATATCGATATAAGAAGTTCGTCAAGTGCAGTTATATAACTTTTTGCCTCGTTTCTTCGTTCTGCTTATGACACACCTTCTTTAAAGTCTATGGCCATTTGTTTGGCATCTTCCATAGTTTTTGCTACCCATTCACCTCGCCCTAGATCTGATATACGATGCAAACAACCGCCAATAGTGTTATGAAGACTTAAGTTTGGAGTAGTGTTCGTATACTCCCACTTGATATCGTAACATTTTTCGCCTTGCTCTTCAACGATGCCATCGCATCTGACGTTAATGTGGTATTCATCCTTCCAAAAATCAATAGCGGCTTGTTTGTCGTCCTCTGGATTATTTGCTATATAATGACAATCACCTTTTACGCAAGTAGACCCAACTTTAAAGCCGTTCAGTGCACGATGACTCCAACCAAACCATTCTTTTTGTAGAGGACTATACCCAACACCATGTGTCAATTGTTCTGTGATTTCAAGCTTTGCAAGAATCTCAACCTGATCTTCCATACCAACGTGAGTAATATAAGACTCGTCAAAATTGCTAAAGTAGCAATCCATGTCTTCATCGCAAATATTATAGGGTTTGATATACGCTACTTGTGCTAACCATTCTTTTGTATTCATAATTTAATCCTGTGTATTATCCACCAAGAACCAGAGTGTTTTCTTCTGAGTTGTCGGCAATTAATATATGTTTTGGTTCAAAGTCTACATAACAACAAGCATCGGCGTCGAATGTTGACGCCTTTAAATCTCCATATAAAAGCAAGTCGGTTTCTAATTTGGCAATAATTTCTGAAATCATCATAATTTAGTCTCTTCAATTAATTTATAGATGTATTATACCACAACTATGATGTAATGTCAACAACATATTTAGAACTTGTAGTTATATTGTTATAATTTTTAATTATATCGCAAAATGCGCGCCGACACCCTCAGACCACACAAGCAATTTGTTTAACGCTTCTTTTGGTGTACCGCACGAATCAGCCGTACCTAGATGAGATATAACTAACGCCTCGTCAACCACATATTTCCATTCTTCAAGCTCTGCAACCTTTGCCCGTAGAATGTAAATTTCAGGATCTGTCCAATCAACGTTGCAACAACACTCACTGCTACTATATGCAAAGCATTTACATCCTTTTCCTGCGTAATAATCTTCATTCATAATAAAATACCAAACTTGATTTAATAAAAACTTTTAAAAATTGGGTCTGCACCTCGACTAGGTAACTCAGAATCCACGGTTCTTTTTGTCTCGCCACAAAACGTTGTTGGATGTCGCACCAGAGTGAATTTTCATCACATAGGATATTTCTATTAGTTCATCATCCATTATTTTTCTCTATATGTTTGCATTTGCGCCGAAATTTAAATCCAGGGCAAGTGCATGATAATTTTCCTTCAACATCAGACACAACATAATTAGTGCCTTTGCTGCCTTGGACAACCCAAGTGATACCTTCTGGTACAGCAGGGGCAGAAGCATCATTTCGACTACACAAAGTTCTGAACTTACGGCGGGACTTGCTGAATCTCTTCATCGGATTGATGAACTCTTTATATTCACCATTTGGCGGCTGGTACCCTACAAGAGCACCGCTATCATTGACATGATACATACCGCCTGGGTATTCCCAATCAGTGATTTCTTCTAATACCGTAATTGATGCCATAATATAGTCAACCTTAATTTCTTATATAACTATTGTATCATAATCTTTGTGTAATGTCAACCAATAACTTCAAATAAATGAAGTACTAGGCCGCTATCGATATATGCTGTGGTCATGTATTTGTGTTCAACACCCATAATGTAGGGTATTTCCTCTCCTGTAAATATCACATCAAAATGTCTTATCTCTGTATATGCACTGGTATCGATCTTGGCCCATAACACAAAACGATCATTTTCTATAGAAGCTGTCAATATCTCAGCACCGATGGGCAATTTTAATTCAGTTTTGCGATTTGTTAACTCATATTTAAAAATTTTAATCATCTAATTTGTCTCTTTTAATTGAAAACGTCTAATATAATATCTGTTATTACGATAGAACAAATGTCCTCGTAATCTTCTCCACACAAGTCTTCTGCTAAATCCAACATATCCTCGATGGATGCATCCCCACTTGCTCTGGTTCCGTATTGTCGACCCGTTCCGTCTAATTTACGGGTTCTGAATGTTATTTCATACGTTCCCATAGTATTAACCCTTTACACAAAGCACTTGTTTAATTTCATGTACAATCTCTACCAAATCGGCCTGAGCTGCCATTACATCATCGATAGGTTTATACGCACTTGGAGTCTCGTCTATAATACCTTCGTCTATTCTACACTCCACACCACGAACTGCTTCTTCGTGTTGCTGCATAGTTACTAATTTCTTCGCTTGGGTTCTGGACATAACCCGACCGGCGCCATGACTACAACTGTGGAAAGATTCCTTGTTTCCCAAGCCTTTAACTATGAATGATCTCTGTCCCATGCTACTTGGAATGATACCATATTGCCCTTTCTTAGCAGAAACCGCACCCTTTCGAGTAACCCACACATTTTCGTTGTAATGGTTTTCTTTCTGTACATAGTTATGATGACAGTCAACAGTCAACTCATCTACCGTAAAAGGTTGTGTATGTTTTTCAAGCACTTCTAAAACATTTTTCATCATCAAAGCACGATTCATCTTCGCGAATTCTTGTGCCCAGTCAACGGCTTCGATATATTGATCGAAGTAGGTCGAGTTTTCTGGTAAATATGCCAAGTCCTCGTCTGGCAAAGAAATAAAATACTTCTCCATTTCCAACTTTGCTTTCTCAATAAAGTATCTGCCAATAGCATTACCCACACCACGACTACCTGAATGTAGCATTACCCACACCGAATTGTCTGCTTTCTCGATACACACTTCGATGAAATGATTTCCACCACCCAAGGTGCCTAGATGAGCAATATTGTTTGTCTTCTCGACAGGGGCAAATTCACGCAAATTATCAAAGCCTGAACTTAAATGTTTATTCCAAGTATCGATAACTTCCTTGGGTAATTTCTGGACGTTATGTTTCCCTTGTCCTACAGGAATCACCGCTTCAATGTCTAATCTCATCGATTTTAGGTTAAAAGGCAAGTCAGACGCAGTTAAAGACGTTTTAACGGCTTGCATGCCGCAGCCAAGGTCAACGCCAACTGCAGACGGGATAATCGCTTTTTTGGTGGCCAGAACTGTTCCTATAGCGCAACCTTTACCTAAGTGGGCATCAGGCATAGACGCAATCCATTTGTGTATGAATGGCATATCAGCAAGGTTCATTAATTGTTCTTTTGTGTTTTCCGCAAAATCAACACCATCACACCAAGCCTTTACTACATGGCCGCGGCCAGTTAAAACTTTCATTATTGTAACTCCTTTCCTATATTATTTTTGTTGAGACCTGCCGTATACCAAACAGGCACTGTATTAAATTTCCATGCAGCGAAGTAACTTTTTTCTTCGACATAATACTTACGGTATGCATCGACAGCAGAAGTACCTTTGCAGTAATCTGGCATACACTGTGGCGGTTCGCGCCAACCTGCATCTGGAATACCTTTCGGTAATTTTCCAAGCAAGGTACCTAATTTTCTCCAAGACAAATGTACCTTGCCGTAACGTGCCGTGTATTGCTCCGAAAGGGATTGAAACAAGTTATACATGTACATATATTGTTGCTTGTTTTCTCG